GCAGACGAGGCAGAGAGAACAGCAACGAAAACAAAGGAGGCTGTAAACAGTGAAAAGGTTGCTTACCCTCTGGTGGAGTGGGGCATGACAGAAAAAGAATGTCTTGAGTATTGCTACAGAGAAGGTTTTGACTGGAACGGTCTTTATGAACAGTTTAACCGTGTTTCGTGCTGGTGCTGTCCGTTACAGCCAAGGTCTAGTTTTAAAGCATTGAGAACCTACCACCCTGACCTTTGGAATGAGCTAATAGAAATGGACAAGCTGTCAAGTAATAGCATAAAGTCCTATACCACACTGGCAAAAATAGAGAAGCAAATTCAGGCAGAGGAAAGGCAGATAAGCATATTTCAAAAGGAAAACAAAGGAGGTGGCTAAATGCCATTATCAACCGAACAATTAGGCAGAGTAGTAGATGAAGATGGTAATGTAGCTAGTCATGTGGACATGCTTATATACGGCAAGTCCAAGTCAGGTAGAACCTACGAGGCAGCTACAGCTCCAAAGCCGTATTTGATTACAGCAGACCCCACAGGACACAAGTCGATACCGATAGCTATTCCAGGTCGGGTTATCAACAGCATCACTCAGGTAAGGGAAGACTTGGAAGAGTTCCGTAAGGGAGGACACGGGTTCAAAACGCTTATACTAGATGGGTTGTCCTTCATGCACGATGTTTACATCAGAGAAGTTGGACAATACTTTGTAGCAAACTTTGGAGCTAAAGACCCCGACATGATTTCCATTGGGGCAAGAGGCAAAGTCCTAAAGAACTTCAAAGAACTTCTAGCTATGGCTATTGCTCTAACCAACCATCCAAACCCAGAGGACAGGGTTCATGTAATCTGCACCACAGATGAGGAGAGAGTGAAAGAAGATGATACAGCTCCATTCTCAATCAGACCCCTGTTTGGAAGTAAGAGCATGAACCAAGAGTATCCAAAGTTGTTCTCCATCATAGCTTACATTCAACCTGTGGGAACTATGTTGAGTGAGGGTAAGGTAGACCAGACCCGTAAGATGCTCTTCGCAGAAGTAGAAGGAATACAGGCAGGAGATAGATTGAATATGTTTCCAACTGTTTGTGAACCAGCTCCGAATCTTTCGGAGTATCTTAAATAAATCAAAAGGAGTGAGTAATCAATGGAATTTGATTTCACGGGAGTTAATGAGAGTGGTTTTGTTCTGGTTAAGCCAGGACGCTATGAGGTAGAGGTAGACCAGTGGTATAAGCGTAGGAAAGAAGAAACGGGTAATGATGTCTTCGATGTAGATGTGAAGTTTACAGACGGTCCCTATCAAGGACAAACTGTAAGATACTTCACAGGGGTTACTGAGAAGTCAATCGGCTTTGTGTTGGCTATGTTCTCTGCTCTTGGTCTGGTTAGTGACAAAGACAGGGTTCTAGGAGCCGATGGTCAGCCGGGACCTCTAAAAGCCAAAGCAGTATATGGAGAAAAAGACTCTTACGGCAGACAAGAAGTAACTGCTATCGAAGTTAATGGAGAAAATCGTCCAGTTAAAGGTCGCAAGGCAATCGCTGTTATAACTAACGAACCTAACGCTTCTGGCGAAATGACCACACGGGTGCAAAGACTAGAGAAACCCAAGCAAAGTGCACAACAATGCCCGTTCTAGTAAAGTAGTAACAGTAGCAGTAGTAATTAGTGGGGACTCTCTTGAGTCCCTGCTAATACTCATTACAAATTAACAGCAGTCCCCAAAGGAGGTGTCACAGTGTGGAAAGAATTTTTAAGGAGAATATGGGCTAAAGGAGAGGGATGGGTATTCATATCTCATGGTAAGGGAGACCATTGGAAAGACGTTCCCTTTCAATACCCAAGCCAGATGGATTTAATAGTCGATACTATTAAGACATCCAATACATGGACTAATACCTACTTCTGCCCACATTTATTTACGAAACCAAGAAGGAAGAAGGACTCTGCAGGGGTTACATACACCCTGTGGATTGACTATGACAGTCCTCTTCCCCATAAAATATCCCCGAAACCAACTATATGCTGGAAGACATCAGAGAAAAGACACCAAGCAGTATGGATTTTAGAAGAACCTGCTGACCCACACGATGCAGAAACACTTAACCGAAAGCTCACTTACTACAATAAGGGAGATAAAGGTGGTTGGGCGTTAACCAAAGTAATAAGAGTGCCTGAGACTATCAACTACAAATACTCTCCACCATACCAGGGATTTGTCTTATGGGACGATGGTCCTGTATACAAAAACCTCGACGATTTAAAGGACAAGTTAGACCACCAGACTCCTGATGACGAGACACAGCAGAAACAGCAGGAGGCTCAAAAGCTGTTGGAACAGCAGGAACTCCCTGATGAACTTCCCACATTTGAACAAGCTATTAAGACTTACGGAAAGAAACTATCCAAAGCCACATGGGATTTACTAGAGACTCCACCTAAACCAGACGAAGGATGGTCTGATAACCTGTGGAAGTTGGAAAGGCTCTTGATTGAGTCAGGACTTCCACCAGAGCACGTGTTTGTGATAGTAGAAAACAGCCCCTGGAACAAGTATGCTAGAGATGGGAGACCTCCCGAACATCTGTGGAGAGAAATCCTAAAGGCATTTGATGAAAGAACTGCAGTTGTTGAAGAACAATCTGGACTGCCCTGGGTAGGCATGAATACCCTGCTCTTGTATTCTGAACGACCAGAATGGATGGTCGATGGTATATGGATGGATAAAAATGTAGGATGGATAGCTGGTGTTGGCAAATCCTACAAGTCTGTAATCTCTCTTGACCTTGCTGTATCTATTGCCACAGGTGTCCCATTCCTTGGAAGGTTTGAAGTCTTGAAACCAGGACCAGTTCTAATGATACAGGAAGAAGACCCTATATGGAGAGTAGCCCACAGGTTGCAGATGATATGTGAGGCTAAAGGTATTGACGTTCCAAAGTTACACTTGGGAGAGGACTCTTTGGAATTAAATATTCCCGGCAGTAAAGATATACCCCTTCTTATTTCCTGTGGAGGCGGTTTTACCTTCACCAATGAAGACATGATAAATAACATTGAACAAGCCATTGAGTTATACAAGCCAAAGATGCTGTTCTTTGACCCTTTCTTTATGCTGTCTCCCGGTGTAGATGAATTCAAAGCAGGAGAGACCACACGTATACTGAACCTGATGAAGTATTGGCGTAATACCTATGATTGTGCAATAGCAGTAATACATCACTACAACAAATCAAAGGAAGGCTCTGGCTCATCTAAACTCTATGGGACTATGGCTTTCTACGCATGGGCAGAGAACAACTTGTTTGTAGATAGAGTCCCTGGTAATGTCATCAGTGTTCAAAGAGACATCAAGGATGCTATTGAGAATGATAAGATACTTGTCCAGTTTGAGGATATGGATGACAAGTTCTCCTACCACGTGGAAATCCAAAGGGAAGAATATCAGTCCAAGGCACTAGAGACCACAGGTAAGGATGCACTATCAAAAGCTCTGGCTTACCTGTCTAACTTTGACCCAGGACAGAAGATACCCCGTAAGCAGGTCATGGATGGAGCAGGGTTATCTCAATCTACAGTCAAGAAGGTCTTTGAGAATTTAGAAGCTATGGGACTTGGAAGTGTAGTATATGAAGGAACAGACGGACTGAAAGGAGCTGCTTGTAAGCTAATGCTGTCGGAAAACATAAAACTTTATAAGTCAGGAGGTCTTAATCCCCATGATGCAAAGCTCACAGTGTAATGATTGTGGTCTATATGGAGAGCCAAAGGTAACTGGTAGCGGTAATGTTATATCTCCAACTATTGCTTTCGTTGGGGAGGCTCCAGGGAAAGACGAAGTAAGAGAGAACACGCCTTTCATTGGTATGGCTGGTAGAATAGTTCGGGGAGTCTTGGAATACCTGCAGATACCAGAGGAAGAAACCTACTTCACTAATGCCTGTATATGCAGACCACCAGAGAACAGGACTCCTACAGCTAAAGAGATTAAAAGCTGTTACCCACGACTGAAACAGGAGATAGAGTGTGTTGACCCTGTGTATCTGGTAGCTCTAGGAGCCACAGCAGGTAGAGCCTTATTCCCAGGCTATCGGAGCATGAACAATATGCGAGGAACCCTGCGACAGACAAACCTTGACAGGTGGGGTATAGTCACATTCCATCCGGCTGCTGTCCTGTATGGTAAAAGCGACACGCTGTTGCCTTTCATCATCAGTGATGTAGCTAAAGTATGGAGGAAAGCCACAGGTGAGAAGTTGCCTTACAGTGACCTTGAAACAAAGACAACTGTTGTAGACCATCCCCAAAAGGTAGCAGACTTCATAAGACATGTAAGAGACACCTCACCAGAAATCATCTTCTATGATTGGGAGACCACAGGTCTTAACCCGTTAGTTGACAGAGGATTTTGTTTAGCAGTATCTGTCCAACCAGGAGAATCCTTTGTATTTCCTGTTGAAATAGTCAACAAGTTCGGAGAAGATTTAACCGAGCTTTTTCGACATTATAAGACAGCAGCTTTTAACTGTATGTTTGACGATGATTTCAATGAACTTGAAACTCTGCAGATTAATGCGCGCCTAGACCCTATGCTTATGCACTACTGTATAGACGAGAGACCACAGAGGAGAAACCTTGAAACTCTTTCGGGAGAATTCTGTGATGCTCCTCCTTATGAGTCAGAAATGCTTGAGAAATACAAGACCACCAAAGCTAAAATGATAGAAGAAATACCTCCAGAGGCCATCTATGAATACGCTGGAAAAGACACCGACTACGGATTACGCCTGACACACATTCTGCAGGGAGAGTTAGATAAGACTCCCTCCCTGTGGAGAGTGCATAACGAGCTGTTAATTCCTGCAACCAGAGTCTACAGAGAGATACAACGGAATGGATTTTATGTAGACCAGTTTGCCCTGTCTAATACAGAGCAGGAGTTTGGATACAAGATAAACCAGAGCAGAGAACGACTACAAGATATTGTGGGTAACAAAGAATTCAACCCCAACTCTCACCCACAGGTGCAGGAGTTCTTATGGGACACATTAGGCTTGGAAGAACCAAATCTGTATAACAGAAAAGCTCGTTCCGCAGATAAGGAAACCCGTAAGTCTCTGTTAGAGGTATACCCAAGTGAGGAATTTATACAGGAACTGCACACTTACAAGGACTTATACACCCTGTGGAGCCGTTATCTCCGAGGCTTGTCCAAGTATATCCATCCTGATGGTAGGATAAGATGCAGTTATCATTTGGACAGAACAGAGACAGGTAGACGTTCTACCACAGACCCTGCTCTACAGCAATTACCGAGGGAGTCAGTCATACGTCAGGTAATGTCTGTCCCTGATGGGTGTATGCTGATACAGGGAGACTATGAGCAGGGCGAAATGAGAATGGCTGCTCACATAGCTCAAGACAGAAATCTTGCCAGATACCTTATGGCTGAGGACTTTCACTCACAGATGGCATCACAGGCGTTTAGAATTCCAATAGATGAAGTAACCCCTCAACAGAGACAAGCAGCTAAAGCAGTTTCCTTCGGTGTTTTATATCAAATGAGTATCAAAAGTCTAGCTTTAGGCACAGGGCTGTCCTTCACAGATGCGAAGAGATTTGTAAAAGAATACACTGAACTGATGCCTGATGTTATGAGATGGATTGAGCAGACCAAAGAACAGGTCAAATCACAGAGATATGTGGAATCTCCCTTTGGCAGAAGGAGAAGGTTTCCCCTACTGACTAAATCTAATCTAGCAGGGCTACAGAGAGAGGCTGTGAACATGCCAATCCAGTCAGGACTTGCTGACCTTACCCTGTGGGCTTTAATCCAGTGGTCACAGTTCTGCAATAAACACTTTCCACAGGTGGTAATGATAGTTTTTGAAGGACACGATGCTATTTTGACAGAGGCTCCAGAAGATATTGCACTAGATGTCGCTAAAGAAAAGAAGAGAATTATGGAAAAAACTCCCTTCGATACCTTTGTGGAGTTTCCAGTTGAGGTAAAAGTTGGTAAAGCATGGGGAATTGGAGAGAAAATCGCTTGTTAGGAGGTGACAAGATGGATGGAGAAAAACTTAAAGAATTTCTTTGTGCTGTAATTTTCTACGGAGCTGCTTTTATGCTTATGTCGTATATTATCAGCTCA